GAGGAATGGATGATATTGATTTAGCGAAGTTCATCGAGCGCATGAGAATCGTAAAAGCGGCAGTTGTGGAAGACGATGGAGCAAAGGCCGAATCACATACGGTTGAAGTTCCGTATGCAAGCAGGGAGGCATTACTTGACCGCCTGAGAAGTGATCTTTACGAAGATTTCATGCTTTTGGACGTTAAAAATATTACAGCTGGCGCGGCTACTGCGACAGAGATCAAAGCATCCTATGAGCCGATGAATAATAAGGTTGACATGTACGAATACTGCGTGCTTGATTTCCTCAAAAGACTTTTCTTTATCGCTGGGATAGAAGCTGATGTGTCTTTCACACGTTCAGTAATTGTCAATGCCCAGGAGAATATACAAGTCCTTGTTCAGGCCGCTCAGTATCTTCCGCAGGAGTATGTCACATCAAAAATTCTTGAGATTTTAGGGGATGCAGATAAGACAGAAGAAGTCCTTGCGCAGATGGCAGAGGAAGAATTAAACCGGTTCTCTGACATGGATGATGGCAATGAAAATCAGCAAAAAGAGGGCGTAAATGATGGCAACAGCGTCACATGATCCGGCACATGTAGCCACGGATAAGCTCATAGCCGAAATGGAGAAAAAGATATCTGCTGAGTACAGTCAGGCCGTCAGTGAACTTACTGAAAAGCTCAATAATCATCTGTTAAGATTCGAGGAAAAAGACAAGAAAAAACTGGAAGAACTGGCAGCCGGAACCATCACTCAGGAAGCTTATGACAGATGGCGGACAGGCCAGATCATGACCGGAGAGCGATGGGAAAACATGCGTAATGCAGTGGCTCAGGACCTCCACAATGCGAACCGAGTAGCGCGCAGCATCGTGAATGGCTACATGCCTGAAGTGTATGCGCTAAACCATAATTACGGAGCATATGAGATTGAAAAAGGGCTTAATATAAGCACTAGCCTTACACTATATGACAGGCCTACTGTGGAGCGTTTAATGCGCGAAAACCCTGAGCTTTTACAGCCTCCTGGCAAGCAGATGAAACAGACTTTCGGTGAGTTTGACGCATACAAAAGCGGTAAAAAGATCACCATTTCGCCTCAAAAAGAGAAAGCTTTCCAGAAACTTCTGGCAGAAAATCGTGATATCAGATGGCAGAAAGGAAAGCTTCAATCGGTTACACTTCAGGCGATTTTGCAGGGAGAAAGCATCCCTAATATGGCAAGAAGAATCGCCAGAGACTTGACCGAGATTAACCGAAAATCGTCTATCAGGTACGCAAGGACAGCCACAACCAGCGCGGAAAATGCAGGCAGAATCGATAGCTATAAACGTGCCGAATCAATGGGAATCGAGATGCTGAAAGAATGGATGGCTACTGCCGATGACCGCACGAGAGACTCCCACATCGAGCTTGACGGCGTGAAGGTTGGAGTGGATGATGTGTTTCCAAACGGCTGTGCGTTTCCTGGAGATCCCAGTGGGCCAGCAAGTGAAGTATGGAATTGCAGATGCACTCTTGTGGCTGCTCTGAAGGGATTTGACTCCAGCCGATATACAGCAAAAGACTGGAAAAACGGACTTACTTTTGATGAGTGGCAGGCACAAAAAGCGGCTGAGGCTCCCGAAACAGCTATGCCTGAATCGGAAGTACAGACATCTAATGAGAGACCGTCAAGAGGTCAGGTTGATACCGGCTACTTAGGCAAGATAGATAACAGCGATCTTAAGGACTATAACGATCAGGCGCTCCGGCAGATCATGCAGGATACCGGATTTGATGAGGATCAGGCCAGAAGAGCTCAGGAAGCTTTGCAGGACTACTTTGGCGGAGACTTTGAAGATTATACTTCCGGCAAATATCCTGAGAAGGTGAAGGAGATTGACGATATACTTTCACACATGCCAGCTTATGACGGATCTATCTACAGGGGCATGACCCTTGATGATGATTCGTACTCGCAGTATGCAGATTTGAAGCCAGGCGATGAGCTCACCATGAGATCTCTTTCATCCTGGACAAGCAAACCTCAGGTTGCCGCAAGGTTTGGCGATATCGGATATGAGGATTCGGATTCTGTAATTATAAGGTGCGCTCAGAACCAGAGCGGTGCAGGAGTCCAGCATATCAGCAAGATGGGCGATTGGGAGGCGGAAGTCCTCTCGCCAAGCGGAACGTCATGGCGCGTTGTTGGGTCCGAGAAGGTGAGCAAGGAAGACTATGCCAGGGATTTCTACAGAGGGCTCATGAAGGACGAAAGTCTTACGGATGAAGAGCGCGCTGAGGCAAAGCGAATGCTGTCCATGATAAACAGAGATCCGGACAGCTATGCAATGCGAGATGTTATCCTACTGACAGTGGAGGAAGTACGATGAGGAAAGAGGACAAGGATAAAAATATTGCGAGATTCACAAGCGTGAATTTTGAGATCAGGAAAGGGGCTGAAGATGGCAAAGATCGTAAAAGAGGAGATAGGATCGAAAACTACAAGCGTAGAGGTTGAAAGCCATGTGGGCGATGTCCTGGAGCAGCTGGGTGAATTGAAAGCCAAGGCTCTTGAGATGATCGGGCTTATGGCTGAGCGCCATGCGAAGGAATACTGCCCTGTCGATACCGGCAGGCTCAGGAACAGTATCACGCATACCTACAGCGGAAACAGTGGTTTTGATTACTCGTATACGGATCAGTATAAATCCGGCTCAGGCGGGAGCTCAAGGCTTGGAAAAGGACAGAGAACCACATACACAGGCAGCGTGGGCGCAGTGGGCGATGACGGAGGCAATACTGTATACATAGGCACGAATGTGGAGTATGCCGCCGCTGTGGAGCTTGGGACGAGTACAGGGAGAAAGCCAAAGCCTTACCTCAGGCCAGCACTGCAGAATCACATAGGCGAATATCAGAAAATACTCAGGAAAACGCTTGAGGGAAACGGATAAATTGTACATACAATTTTAACGTAAAATTTTAGTGCAGTCGTAAACATTGATTAACTACTGTTCTATTCGGCTAACTGAAAAATTAAATAATATTATATTTTTATATATATTATTATATTTTGTTCTATTTTTTATAAATGTAGGATGTATAAAATAAGTACATTATAGGAAAGTCCCTATAAGGGCTTTGCTATATAGAAAAGTTTACTAAAATGAATGATAATCGTACACTAAAATTGTGTACACAATTTAGGGCGAAGCTGACGGTGCGGATGTGAAAATACTGTCGCGATGACTTGCGAAAATAAAAACGATATGGTAAGATAATGGCATAATCTGAACGGCGAAGAACTGCCGCCGAAGCACAGGAGGATTGGAAAATTGGCACTTTCAAGAAAGCTACTCGAAGCAATGGGAATTGAGTCAGACAAAATTGACGAGATTATCTCAGCACACAGGGAAACAGTAGACGCGCTGAAGCAGGAGCGCGACAGCTATAAGGAGAATGCGGAGAAGCTTCCGGGCGTCCAGAAGGATTTGGACAAGGCAAACCAGAAGATTGCTGAGCTGGAAGAAGCTGACGGCAAGGACAAATGGAAGGTCAAGTATGAAGCGCTCAAAGAAGAGAGCGACAAGTACAAGGCTGGTGTGGAAGCTGAGAAGACCAAGCAGAAGAAGACGGATGCTTACCGGGAACTGCTGAAGGAGACAGGAGTATCAGAAAAGCGGATTTCGGCTGTCCTGCGCGTGTCTGATATCGACAAGCTTGAGTTTGGTGATGACGGCAAGCTGAAGGATACAGACAAGCTGAAGCAGGATATCAAGACTGAGTGGGCGGAATTTATCGGCCAGGAATCGAAAAAGGGTGCCAGTACTGAAACGCCTCCTGACGGCTCTGGAAACGGAGGGAATGGGACTCCCAGCAGGGCGGCTCAGGTAGCGGCGAAACATTATGAGCTGATATATGGCAAGAAAACGGAGGGAAGTAAATGAGCTTTCTTGGCAATGTTGAGAAGGGCCGGAATTACCATCCGGGTTATTTCCTCGCGCATGAGGAATGTGAAAGAAAGACGCGGCAGTTCGCTCAGGCGAATGCTACGACTGCCGCGAACGGGAGCAAGTATATCCCTATGGGGAGCTTTTATCCGGCGAATGATTCTTCCACAGTGGAGGGCATTGTGTATGAGGATGTGGATGTCACGACAGGCGATATGCCTGGATCTGTCGTGCTGAGTGGAGTTGTGTACCTGGACAGGCTGCCAGTGGCTCCGGCGTCCGGAGTGCAGGCCGCGCTTGAGGCAAAGGGGTTTACGTTTAAAACAAAGGCTCCCGATGTAACGAGGCCGGGCTGGACGCCGATTCCGCTTATCGCGCTTGGGGTGGCTTCCGTGGCTGGTACGGCTTCCGGTGATACAAAGATCTCTGTTACGGGATACACGCTTGATTCCAGTGATGGATATGTGTACAAGGTTGCTGATACTGAGACAGCTGTGATTTATGGCGATGATTTGACAGCATGGACTGCATGGAACGGAACAGCAGATATCACTGCGGCGTCCGGCAAGGTGATTACTGTGGCTGTTGTGGATACTAACAAGAAGGCTCTGGCAGCTGGCTACGCAACAGTAGTAGCGGCGGCTTGATGAGGGGAGGGGATAACAAATGCCGAGAATTGCATGGGAAAATAATATCCTTGGATTCGTGCCAAGAACAGACTGGCTGGATATCCCGTTCCAGATTGAGCGTCCGAATGATCCGGCTGACCGGCTGTTTGGTGACCAGAGAACGGCCAACCTTGTTGCTGAATGGGAGTCTATTGCAGCTGAGTATCAGATTCCGGTTATGGCTCAGTTCCATGGTTTCGATGTGGAATCCCAGACTACGTTCCGGGTGCCGATTGATACCCACAATATTGAAAAAGGCCTGATTAAGGTTAAGATCAATCAGTCTGAGAGAATGAGAGCGCTCCTGCGGAGCGGCGTCCAGGGCGATACGGCTCTATATGATTATGTGATCAATGATGGCGTGCGGCTGGCTGAGCAGGTAGTCACCAGAACTAAGGTGGCAAAGAATGAGATTCTGGCTACTGGCCAGGTGACAATCAAAGAGAATAACCTGGACCTTACTGTGGATTATGGTGTGCCTGCGGCCAACAAGGCTCTTGAGCTTGATTTCGGGCTTGGGGCTACGGCTGATATCCCCACACAGATTCAGACCATTATTGACAAAGCTCGTGATCAGGGCAGCGTGATTACCGGCATCTATACAAGCCGTAAGATGATCGGTAAACTGCGCACCAATGGAGAGATCCAGAGAGAGATCAATGGCAACAGCGGTGTCGGCATGCTGGTCCGCAGGAGTGATCTGGAACAGTATCTGGCTGAAGAGTTTGGCATCAATCAGGTGATTGAGAATGACCTGACATACGGCGCAAGCGCGAAAATCGAGGCAGACGGCAGACCGGCTATCACTGCGAGACGGTATTTCCCGCAGGATAAGGTTACGTTCTATTCCGCCAATGTCGGTGGCAGACTGGGTATCGGGCTGTGGGGAGATCCGCCTGAAACGGATGTCACTCAGCTTCTTCAGGTAGCGCAGAGCGGCGTATCTCCGTTCGTGTATATTACTCAGTGGGCAGAAGAGGATCCGGCTGTCCTCTGGACTAAGGCATCTACGCT